TTGTCCGTGTAGCCCTTGCTGTAGTCCGTATCATCGTCCGCACAATGGATAGCTTTGTAAGATGCTATTGCGTTTATATCCCATTCGCACGTCCGATAATGTTCAAACGGTACGCTCAGAACTTCCATTGCCATAGCCTGCGCTCCTATACCGGCTAGGAGAACAGTTCAATCAATCTTACGGGCTTGTCGATTTTGTATGTTTCGTACATATAGTCAAAGATTGTAAACTGTTCCATTTACACCACCTCCTTGTGTTCTGCAATCTGTTTTCTCAGTTCTCTGAGTTCTGTTGCCCTCTTTTTGCACTTCCTGCAAGTCACCGTGCCGCCGTCCGCTTTCTCTCTGCCGCAAGTGACGCACAACCCCTGCGCTTTCAACCGTTCCCGTCTGGCGCGGTTGTAGGCTCTCATATCCCCTTTTCCGTATCCGTAGCTTTCGCGGCGGTCTTTGAGTTTCTGCGAACAGTCTGTGCAAACCTTTTCGCCATCTGCCAGTCTTGTCGTCCTGCAAATTGGGCAAATCTTGTTGTTCAGGAAGTATTTACGCCGCATTTTCAGATACTCGCTCTGTTCTTTTCGGCAACTCTCGCATTGAAGCCTGTCTGAATCGTCTTTCGGTTTGCCGCACTTCACGCAAAGACCGTTTGCTTTCCTGTAATCGTGTTTTTCTTTCGCTTTTCCTGTCATAATAAACGAACAGCCCTTGTAACGCTCTATTTGCCGTCTATTTTCGATTTTGCTGTTGCAGTCGATACTTTTACCACAACAAACATTTTCACGCCTGTTTGACAGGCTAGACGATTTCTGGAGGGCTATTTTGATTCACCGTCCTCTCTGTCAAACTCTTTTCTCATTCGTTCGAGCCGTTCCCTCACGCTCTCAGGGATAGGGCTTGTTTCTGCCTGCGGCTCTGAAACAGTCTCGAGTACTACCTTTGCGCCGTCGTCCTTATCCTCAAGTGTGTTGGATTCCCCTGCAAGCAGCTTCTCACGCAAGGTCTCAATCATCGTGCGGACGCTCTCCGGCATTTTCTGCGAATCTTTCTCGCGCTGTACTGCTGCCCGGTAGTTCCTGATAAAGTGTGACTGCTCCACGGTCTCAACGCTCTCGGTGTCCATCGCCGCCCATTCTCTCAGGTTCGCGGGGTTGCCAACCGCGATCTGGCACGTTTTCGGTAGGCTTGCAAATTCTTCCTCGGAATGGTAGTTCGAGTTGCAGATTGCTTTTTTTACTAACGCCCATGCTTCGAGTTCACTCATACCATTGTCCGGCTCTCCGGCTATTTCCTGTGCCTTTGTGCGAATGTCTGCAATCGTCGGTGGAAATTTCTCCGTCAGCATATACTTTCTGATTGCAAGGCTTGCGTGTTCATAGCTTAAATCCTTAAGCATTTCATACCACACTGCGAATGCGTCCGCATCGGGAATGAAGTTTTCCGACGTGTAAGTCGCTTTCATTGCTTTCACAAGGATTTTGAACTGTTCTCTCTCCATCACCAGTTGTCTACCTCACTTACTCGGTTGTATAGCCTATCAAGTCTTGCATCGCCCGTCTTGACCTGTTGACTGCCATCGCTGTCATAGTTACCCTCAAGCACTTTTGGGAAGTTGTTCGGCAGCACAAACCAATCGAATGTTATCAGCCACGGTCTGCCGCCGTGCTTTCCTTGCAGAAAGTCAGACAAGCGGATTCTTTCAATGGCTTGCAGTACATCATCCTCACCGTATTCCCTTAACCGTGCTATAAGGCTTTGGTAACGTTTTGAACCGCTGCTTACTCTGGATATTGGCTTTATGCCTACATCCTGTAATGCGTTCCATGCGTCAACTACTCGTCTGACACTCTGTGTCTGACAATTAGTTTCGTTAGAAACTAACATAGTCTCTTTCTCTTCTCTTGTATCTATATCTATATCTATATCTACGTTGCAATTTTGTTGCAAATTGTTGCATTGGTGTTGCAATGCAACACTGTTTTGTTTATTTTCCCTAGATTTTCTGCTTCTAAGAGTGCTTGCAGTCTCACTTCCTAGGTTATTTTTAACAAAAGGCATTAGATACTCGATATTGTCCGTTGTCACCAATAATCCGCAGGATAACAGATAATTGATTGTCACAGAAACATTGTCCGCATCCTCGTCAATGTCGAGGGCAACTTCTTTGTAAAACTCATCCTCAAGCCCTGTATATTCCAGGTAACCGCCACGTCTAAGGGATAAAAGCTGCATTTTGAGGTAGATGATCGTGTAGGTATCGCCTCCTGCCAGTTTCCGCAACTTCTTGATCCTCTTACTTGTGAAAAAATCGTCCATGAGTTTTAACCAATAATAGCGTTTGTTTTCAGCCATTTTACTTTTCCTTTGGCGCCGGGTAGCTTTTACGCTCCGCTATGGGTTTCCCCATTGGCTATTGGTAATGCGTTTATACTTCTTCGAGGCTATCTTCCATAAAGGTGCATGACATATTTGCACTCATTACAAGCGAAAGTAATTCTTCTGCGCTTGCTCCGTTTGCAACCGCATAACTGCGGATTGTGTCAAACATCTTTGCTTTGACACTGTTCATGTATATCAGCTTGTCCTTTTCGGTCATACTCTCACCGCCTTTCATTCGTTTCTATACGCATCAACCGTCTTTTCTGTCACCGTATGCCACAGTGCATAAGCGGATGATGGTGCTTTCTTTGCTTTGACCACGTACCCATACAGCAAGAGGGTCTTGACGGCGTGATTCACCTGACATTCCGTGAGATATGGGAAGTATTTCTCGCTCATTTCGCGCTTGCTACACTGAATCCAATATCTCCCATCATAGAAATTTTCTGACCGGGATTCCGATTCTTTCACAAGTGTATAAATCCCATCCAGGATGACCGCCGGAACAACGCCGATGTCTGATGCAACCTTTTCATTAAACCCTGTCATTCGTTCCTCCTGCTGCCGCAAACGGGCTTTCGAGTTCCTCAATCTCAACCTCAATGCGCGGTCGCAACTTGTCAATCCCGAAGTCGTGTGTGTAACCTTTCACCCACACCTGATTGTCATTCCGAAGTACGCCGCATTGCTGTAACGCATCCTCGATTATTTTTGTTCCGAAACTCGCTATGTTCGAGAAGTCGCGCCCCATATCGGATTCATAGAACGTGTAATGAATCTTCACTGGGTTCTTAATGGTTACTCTCGGCAGCTGCTTTCTGATAGCGTTACAAGCGATCATCTGATAGTCTCGCTTCATCCTGCCGCCGATATGAGGGTTTCTGCCGCAAGCGTGGATATAGTCGTTCAAATCAGGGAATGTGCGCTTTTTGCCGTAGTAGATACCCTCAATAACGAATTTCTTACTCATCCTTGCCCTCCGCGCTTGCTTTCCCCAACGCATATGCCCTGCACAGTCTCACAAGGTCGCTCCCAATCCGGTTGAATTCTGCCTTATTGAGTGCGCTGATTTTCTTAATGTCCTCATTCGTAAGTGGAATGCTCTCGATATACTGTTTGAATTCCATTTCCTCAGCTTTGCTCATTTTGCTCATGTTTTTCCTCCTGTTCAGCCTACTAGACTTGTTTTGCGAAGATATGCGCCGCCGTTTAATGACGGCGCAATTCCCGTTTGTAACTAGGTCTTGGAGACAACTCCTGTCCTACGTTGTGACGTACCCTTCCTTTGCATTGGAGATACCGCAGGAACATTGTTACCGCCTATGAAATGACGAAAATCTTTGTGCCGATAAGGTATCCGAGTTCGGATTCCAGATAAGCCTTGATATTGGCTTTTGCTTCATTCTTCCATGCACCGCCGTCCGCTTCAAACAGTGCGAATTCCACACCGTTGTTGGCATTGTCGCGGATTCTGAAGATAAAGCTGCTCATCGGCTGATCTACCTCTGTAAAGGTTCTGTACGGCTTCATGTAAACTGGGTTCGGCACTTCCACCTCAGACAGCGACGCCGCACCCATCTTGACCGTGGCTTTCTGCCCTACGCCAGTATCACCGTATTCTGCCACAGTGCCGGTTTTTACGTTTCCGGCAAACCGCAGAATCACGTCTTTGTCGTTGTTGCTGCCGCCGTCGCAGAATTTCGCCTGCACGCCGATGATGAAATTCTCATTTTGAATGTAATTGTCAAATCGGAATGAGGGAACCTCCGCTACGACGGATACAAGTTTTTCTCTCTCTCGGTCGCCATCCAGACCGGACAAAAGTAATACTTCTGTTGGGGATACAACATGAACGATGTATTGTGTATCATTCTTCAGGTCTTTCGTAAGTTTGATGTAGCTTACAAGGCTCGACAGATTGCTCATGCCGATTGCCTTTGCCCGAATGTCATAGTCAAGTCGGGTCATAGGCTTGTCAACATAATCGCCGGAGTATTTCTCGATGACGTGCGGTTCCGCAAGGCTGATAATCTTTTCAATCGCTGCTTTAATCATTCTCGATTTCCTCCCAATCGTTCGCAAGCATATCCGTCTGTGACGCAAGCCACCCAATCACGACAGAACCGTCCGCCGCTTTCATGTCGATATGCCCGCAGATATGCGCCGTTTCCTTGCCAGTTACTTCAGCCGTGATGTACTTCGCCGCGTTTCCGGTGAGATTTTCATACGGAATATCGCTGCTCGGTGTATGGTAAAGGAACATTCCCTTGCCGTTCCATCCAGACCGCCTTACCATCTGTCCGGCTTTCAATGCTACTAATGCGTCGCCAAAATCCATTTCTTTTTCCTCCTATCCGTTCATTGCACGTCTCATGTCGATTACATCTGCACCGTTGTCCATGATTTCGCCCGTTTCAGGGTCGCAGCCCAACTCATTCGCAGTCGGTTCTGCTCCGGGGTTCATTTCCATCCCCATGTCATCCAGAGACAACTGCCCTTTAATCTGCCCTTTGGCGTGTTCCGTGATGCTAACCGCACCCGTCCGGTAATCCTTATTGATGTAAAGCTGTGTGGACAGCTTCATTTCCGGTGCCAGTTTCAGGCTCGTAACCACATCCACAGTCACGTCCTCGCGGTCGTCCTCATTCGGCGTGAGTGTAATCTTGATCGTAAGTTCCCGTTTCTTTTTGGCTTCTGTGTTTGGGTCAAGGATATTGTCAGATAGTTTCGCCAAACCGCGATTGATTCTCTCCTGTACACCGCCACCACACATTGATGCCAATGTCATACGTTCTGTTGCCATTTCCATTCACCCCCTTTCGTTTGGGTCATATATAGCAATGCGTTATTGCCGCACACTATCACAGATAATTCTTGCCGTATCGCTGCATCCATTCTCGCCTTGCTTCGCTGTCTGTAAGCCCCATAGAGACCTTTTTTCGCTCGAATGCGAGTTGACCTACCATCTTACTCCATTTTGCGATTGTAGGGTTCAAATGGACGCTCTCGCGGCTATCCATGTTATGATGCTTTGCACACAACGGGATAATTAGTCCATCTTCATCTGCCAGTCTCCTGTTTGCAACGCCTGACATCGCATGGTGGATAGCTACGTTCGGACTGCCACAAATGATGCAATGCTCAAGGTCATTCGTGATGATACTGTCCATCTTAAATTTCTCCCTGAAGCATATCCATACTTATAGGCTCGGTCAAAACCTCTGTATCGGCGCAATAATCGCATACTTCACAGCGGATAGGCTCAATCACTCCGGTCTTGATGTCCTGAATCTTGGTAATGTTCCGCTTAATCTCAATGAGTTTTTCGTCCATCACCATTGGAGGAATCTCGATGACCTTGATTCTCGGGTGGGAGACTGTTCCAGTCTTATCCTTGCTTATCGCGTTAATAAAGAACGGCAGCGTCTCACCGGTGTTCTGCCGCACGATTTCACGGTAAAATGCGCCCTGGATGTCATAGCCCCAATATTCTGGGAAACTAAGTCTCTGTCCTAGGTCTTTGGCATAGAAACTTTCCGTAACGGATTTTACCGTCTTGAGGTCAGTGATGCGGATTCCATCGAAGCTGTCAATTTTGATCTTGACGGGTACTCCCTCGATTTCACCAGTCATAATGACCTGTTTGTCACCCTCCATGAATTTCATAAACAGAGAGTCTCTGACAGCGCGGTCAATCATTTCCGATGCCTGCTTGTATTCTGACTTAAGTTCTCCTGCAGTCTTACCCCTTGAGGAATAGATTTCCGGGTGCTGTGCCGCAAATACATCAAGCGTACCCTCAAAGTACGCGTCGCAGTAACTGCCAACAAGCAAGGCGGTTGTCGGCGGCTCAGTGAATTCGCCGCGCAACTTTGCCATTGCGCAGGCTTCACAACCTAACTGCCCAATAGTACCGCAGAACTCTTTGTACTGGGTATTAGACACAAATTGCCAATTTGCTTCGGAAGAATAGTAGTTTTCAGGTGTCAATACAAAGTCACTCATCAGCTGTTACCCTCACTCTTGGCTTCGGTTGCGTTCTCAACCTCGCGGAATTCACCGTCCACGATTTCTTCCTGCCGTGCCGTCTGATAAGGATTCTGCGCCTGATATTTCTCTTTAGGCTGCTGCCCCTTAACATCGTACTCAGAGCCGTCCTCGAATGCCTGACACTGCTCTGCCGTATCAAAATCGAGGTCAATCAGTTTGCACAAGCGGCGCAAAACGGTTTTCTTGCACATTTCACCGTAACTCTCTTTCCATGCTTTAGAGTTCGCCGCTTTGGAGAACGCCTGACGTGTATGCTCGATTTCTTCCTTACTCATGGTGTCGTACATCATGCCGCCGTCCTGATAGAGAACAACAGCGAATGCACCGATGATTTCACCGTTGTTGAAAGACTTCGGCTTGAAATTCACGCTCTGCTGTCCATTCTTGATTTCCTCCTCAAACATATCCCCCTCGCGGACAACCTTTGCATAGATGTCCTTAATGGGATTCTTGGAGTACCGCTTGCACAGCTTGATCTCACCCTTGTAATCAGTCTGGAACTGGCACTTGTCGCCGTAAGGTATTGCGTAGCACTCACCATTGAAGAAATCCAGACCGAGGAATGCACCCTTAAGCAACGTGCGCACAACCGTAGATGATTCACACTTTGAAAAATCTGCGGTTCCGTCCCTCATTACGGTAATGCAGTTCTGCATGAATCGCTGTTTGTTGAATTTCTCCGGCAGAGCCGCAACCTGTTTATCAAGGCTTGCACTCAATTCCGTGTAGACCGTCATTAAGTAGTTCTTTTCCTGTGTCGCCATTATTTATATCCTCCTTTTTTCTTCTTGCTATTATGTTCTGATGCTTTATCAAACACCTTGATAAATTCATCTGCCTGTTCGTCGAGAATGGGTGCTATTTTCTCGGACGCTTTCTTTGCCCATTCCTCCGCTCCGGGAATCATGTTAAGCATTATGCTATTGCCACCTACTGCCACCGATATACCGCTGCGGCACATGGAAATCGTTGCATCTAACAAGATTATGCTGCCGTGTTGCCGTTCCTGTTCTTTGGCTTTTGCTCCACAGATTCCCATGATTTCAGACAGAATTTCCATTTCTTCTTTACTCATACTTTCCCCCATCAAATAATCCGAGTTATCAGGTAGATAACCGCAATCACGATTCCCTCAAGGGCTAACCCGTAGACAATGCCACGGGCAAGCCCCAGACCGTAAATTTCCTCAGTTGCGTTGTCGGTTTCATGCTGTTCGTTATCCATGCCGCCTCCTACAACTCGATGACCGTGAGTTCGTCATCATTGGTCGTTCTAGTGCTGATAAACTGCAACCCCTTGTCCTTGCACTTTGCGTACAGTTTCTTGCGGTTCTCCTCAGACAGCTTCTCAATTCCATCAATGAGGATAATCTGCAATCCCGCCGGATTCTGGACAGCTACGTCAATGCAAAGTTCCAGTTTCTCACCGTCGGAAAGATTGGATACCGGCAGACCGTTGATAAGTGGAACACCGTCTTTCACCGACAGCCCCTCGATGGGGATAGTTGCTGTTTCCAGAATCTGCCCGGGAAGTGAACGTGCCAACTCAATCTTGTCTGTGAGTTCCTGTGACTGCGCCGTGAGGTCTGCAATCTCGTCCTGAATGGAAAGCATACGCCGCCATTCGTTGACGTGGCCTTTCATCTTCTCGGTTTCCTCTGCCTGTGCTACGAGGTCATCAACCGGTGTGATTTCCTTGTCGGCAAACGTCGCGTATGATTCCTGCTCCGCATCGTATCGCGCAACCTTTTCCTTGTACTCACTCTCAATGACTTTCATACGATCATCTTTGGTGTGCGCAAGACCTTTTTTCTTGTCCTGCAATGACTTGATCCTCTCCTGCAAGGAAGAAATCGCGGTCTCGATGTCCTTTTCTTCCTGCACCATCTCACGTTCGAGAGCTGCTACCGCAATCTCGCGGTCAGCCTGAAAACTTCTGATCTTGCCGTCGTGACTGTCTCTAAGGCTCTTTGCCTTTTCAATGTCCGCATTTTCCTTGCGGATTTTCTCAATCTGGGTATAAAGCTGTGACAGATTGGCATTCTCCCACCGTTCGCCATCATAGCCGGTCGGAAGTGCCGCGCCGATGTCCTCAACAATGGCTTTCTTCGCCCGGATGTCCCGGTTGATGTCCTGGCGGGTCATATAATACGTGCCGTTCTCAGCCTGGATGTCATTCAGCACCGCAAGGATATTCTGGTCATAGTCAATATCCGCAGGGATTTCGCCGAACCACTCTTTGATCGTGTTCAAATCCCACGGATACTGAATCATGTTGAGGATTGTTGCGTTCTGGGTCTTTTCATCCATCGCAATGAATTCCATAGGCTCAATCTGCAACGGGGTAAAGATTGTTTTCAGAAATGCTTCGGGAGAATTGACTGTGTTCCCGTTTTGCTTAACAGACTTGTAATCTGTCATCGCAGCACGGGCTTTCCGGTCGATTGACAGCCCCGTGTCTGTCTCAATGTAAATTTCACCCTCACTCTCACCATTCTTGATGATGTATTTGCGGCCAGAGGAATTTGTTAAGGCATACTTGATAGCGTCAAGCACAGAAGATTTCCCAACGCCATTCTTGCCGATAAGTTCCACGGATTTCCCATCCGCTTCATGTTCGGACAGGCCGAACAGGTTCTTAATCTTGATCTTGGTAATTCTCATGGTATGTTCCTTTCTCTCTTATTTGCCGTGTCCGCGTTCGAGTTCCGCGCTCCGCTCTAAGATTTCTTCAGCGTAGGATGATAACTCGCCGCGATTGCTTTTGGATTCTGCGTCCGATTCTCCGTGATAGACCATCAGCACAAGCCCCACATCCTCATATTCCTCTGCCAATTCTGCAATATAGTCAGTGCCTACGAGGATATTGTTGTATGGGTCGCTCAGGTCATCCACACCCAGTCGCTTCATTCTGGCTTTGTGCCACTTTGGAGAAATCTGCATTAACCCCAGACAACCGCCGCCGTTTGCGTCTGCATCATAGTTGCTCTCGCGTTCGATAACCGCCTGAATGAGTTCGGGACAAATTTCGTACTGCTCCCCAATCTCAACCGTCCACGCGTCTATCTGCTCCCGTGTCGGTTCATTCTCTTTTGCGTCTGCCGTCAGGATTGTGGATGTCGCAAGAGCAATCGCAACCGCCGCAGTCGTCAGAAATGCTTTCACCCTCATGCCCTACACCTCGGACACGTTGACAGCCTGCTGTCCCTTGTCAGTCTGCATTGTGTCGAATGTCACGTTCGCTCCATCGTTCAGAACCTTGAACCCAGTGCCATTGATACCGGAGAAATGGACAAAATAATCCTTGCCATCCTCACCGTTGATGAATCCATAGCCCTTTGCACCGTTAAACCATTTCACTGTACCTTTCATTTTCTTTTCCTTTCTTTCATTAGATGATTCCGAGCCGTTTTTTGTACTCATCCAGTAACGCACGGTAGATATAGAAGTGATACCGTTCCTTACCGTCTTTCTTCAGTGCGTACCCAATCGGGATTTTTTCTTGCTTCATAAGTTCTCTTAATGTAAGCACGTCAATCTGAAGTTCCCTCGCGGCTTGTTTTGATGTAACTCTCTGTTCCATGTTTCCTTTTCCTTGTTTGCTTTGCAAGACTGAAATTTGATTGATGGTTCCTTTTGGCTGTTCATCCTGTTAGACTTTAAGCGCAAAAAATTTTACTGATAGGAACGCCCAACGCATTAGCGATTTGTTCAAGGGTTCCTACCTTTGTCTCATGGTCTGTGCCGCTTTCAAGCGCACTGATCGTTGCGCGACAGATTCCAGAGCGGTCTGCCAGTTGCTGTTGCGTGATATTTTTCTTCTCGCGCAACTCTTTAATTCTGTATTTCAATGCGTCCTCCTTTCTGTCGTATGTTTCAGTTTGCTCGGCTGAACACGTTCAGTCTAGCACGCTAAACATCACTTGTCAAGTAAAATTTACAAAAATGTTGACATTTTTATTTTATCAATGTATAATGTAGTAAACACGAAAACGCACTACAAAGGAGGTATGACTTATGACACTTGGAGATTTAATCAAATCGTACCGCGAAGCAAATGATATGAGCACGAACGAATTTGCACGTCGTAGCGGAATCAGCAAGGCTTACGTCTCGCAGCTTGAGCGTAACTTCAACTCCCGTACCGGACGTGCGCCGGTTCCGTCAATGGAATACATTGAAAAGGCGGCAAAGGCTATGTTCCTGTCCTTTGATGAAATCTTTGCCTTGCTGAATGGTGAGACCACGGCAGACTTTTCATCTAAAAAGGCTATCCGGATTCCTGTCCTGGGTGACGTGGCTGCCGGTATCCCCATTGAAGCCGTGGAGAATATCCTTGATTACGAGGAAATTTCCGAAAGTCTTGCAGCAACAGGCGAATTCTTCGGTCTGAAGATAAAGGGAGATTCCATGGCTCCTGAAATCAAGGACGGGGATATTGTGATCGTGCGTCAGCAAGAAACCGCTGAATCCGGTGACATTGTGATTGCGCTTGTGAATGGCGACAGTGCGACGTGTAAGAGGCTTGTGAAGTATGAGCAGGGAATCAGGCTCCTGCCGCTGAACCCGAGTTACGAGCCTTTCTTTTATACGAAAGAAGAAGTTGCGTCGAAGCCTGTCCGGGTTATCGGCAAGGTGGTAGAGAACCGCCGCAAATACTAATAAAAACCGCCCCTGTTGGCGCAGGAACGGTCTTTATAGCATAATGCCGGAAAGAAACGATACTATGCTAGGCTGAACATGAGCATTATATCATATCTCCGGCTAGAATTCAAGTTGCCGCGTGGATTTCTGCGCGAGAATTGAACGGAGGTAGATATTATGCGTATGGGGAATGGCTCTGGCAGTGTCTACAAAAATAAGGGTAAGCGCCGCAAGCCGTGGCGTGCTATGGTTACTCTCTCCATTGAGTATGACGAGAAAGAGAAAAAAGCTGTGCAACGCCGCCGGACGATAGGCTACTATGCTACTCAGAAAGAAGCTCTCGCCGCACTTGTGGAATATAACGCTCATCCTTATGACATTGATGCAAACAAGATCACTTTCTACGAGTTGTACGAGAAATGGAGTGTAGAGCACTTTCAGAAAATCGTACCATCTGCCGCCCGGACGTGGAAATGCGCTTGTGCATACTTTAAGCCGATATGGAACATGAGATTTCTCGACGTGCGCCCGAATCACATTGAGGGGTGTATCAAGGATGCCGCAGTCGGCGGCAGTACGAAACAGAGAATGAAATCCCTTTGTAATTTGCTCTATCGGTATGCGCTCAAACATGATATTGCTCAGGTGAACTATGCAGACCTGTGTGATTCCATTAAAAAGCCTAAGCCGACAATTAAACGAGTACCGTTCTCGGATGATGAAGAAAAGGTTCTCTGGGATAACATCCAGTTTCCGTTCGTTGATATGGTGCTTATCGGCATCTATTCCGGATGGAGACCGCAGGAACTTGCCATCCTGAAGATTTCGGACGTTGACCTTGAAAATATGACTTTTTTCGGAGGTCTGAAAACGGATGCCGGGAGAAACCGCACCGTTCCCATCCACAGTAGGATTGCTGATCTTGTGAGAAAGAACTATGAATCAGCTGCCGCAATGGGCAGCGATTATCTTTTCAATGACGAAAACGGTCAGCAGGGAACATTCCTTACTTATGACAAGTACCGCAGACGGTTTGAAAAGATCATGAAGAAACTGCACCTCTCCCACCGCCCGCATGACACACGCCATACTTTCGTCACGCGAGGGAAAAAGGCGGGAATGGATGAATATATCCTGAAGCTGATTGTTGGGCATGAGATTGAGGATATTACAGAAAAAGTCTACACTCATAGAACATTGGAGGAATTGCGCCGTGAGATTGAGAAGATTCAGTGATTCAAAATGGGTGCTATAGGTGGGTGCTATATGGGTGCTATATGGGTGCTACCAACATAATTTTGTATAATTTTGTATAAACTTATACGAGCAAAAGTGATGAAAAGAAATGCCGCAACCCATTGAGATTGCGGCATTTTCGCATGTTTTAAGGCTTTTGATTTCAGAACTTCCCGGCCTTCGCTGCTTCCTCTACCGAAACCGCGCACCCCGAATTTACGCGGTTTCTAAGCTTCTTTGAGTGCTATACGAGTGCTATCATCATACCACATACGAGGATTTATGTCAACTTTTTTCAGATATTTTGATGAGCAGAACCCGGTCACACCGTCCACCGCCACCAGATACCACTTTGTTGTTCCAACGGTCGTATAGTACCCATAGCACTTCACAGTCTCGCCATTTGACAGTACCTTG